GCTATATGGCTAGGAATCCCGATGACGCACGTAGAGACAGGGAGACGCAGGATCTAAGCAGAACGATAAGCAAGATAGCCTCCAATGATTTACCACATATACAAAGTAGACTTAACGGGATAGATATAAGATTGGCACGTATAGATACAAATATGGACTGGGCAACAAAGTTACTGATAGGGCTGATGCTCTTAGGACTAGGCACTAGCATAGGACTGTTGATCAGTGCGATCAGGTAGAAGAGGAACCCGGGGCAAGGGTAGGAAGATAAACTACTGGGATGATAAGGCAGTAGTTCCTGCAAAGACGTGCCCCAAGTGCAACGAAGAGATATACAAGGGGAGGTGTAACTGTGACACTAGCAGAACAGTTCAGTGATGAGAAGTTTGAAGGCATGATCTTATATGATGGACTTGAAGACGCCTTCATAGGCGTAGCTTACAGGTTCCATGATTCACCCGTGGCTGTATACCAGTACAGCAAGGTGATGGAGGTACTGGGTAAGGACATGAGTGCGGAGGACGCTATAGAGCACTTTGAGTTCAACGTGATAGGGGGATGGGTAGGAGATCGCACTCCTATATTCCTAGAGATGAAAGATGAGATTGAAATGTGAGCGGTGTGGACATGAGTGGAGCATAAGCCCTGATCCTAGGACAGAGCTCCCGGACCAGTGTGCCAGTACCAGCTGTAAGAGTAATTACTGGGACATACCCCGGAAATTAAAGAACCGCTCTCCAGTGGGACAACCAGAGAGCGGCGCTTAATCCGGAGGAGTCAGCGATATGCGTGGGACTAAGGACCTCTAGACATCAACAGTATAGGAGGTCGTTATGCCAGCAGTCAAGATGAAAAGCGGTAAGACCAAGCACTTCCCTTACACGAAGAAGGGCAAGGCGGCAGCTAGTAAAGCAAAGAAGAAGATGGGCCGAAGCTACTGATGCCATTAGTGGGGGAGATAAGGCCCGGTAAAGAGATCGGTAAACGTCCGGGCAGGTGGGTCTGGGTACAGTGTCCTATCTGTCTGGATGAACGCTGGACTAATTACAAGATAACAGCGCCTAGGTTTAGGAGGTGCAGTGATTGTAACCTGAACAGCCAGAAGTCTAACTTTAAATTACCTCCCAAAAATAAGGGAGGGCCCGTGTGATGAAGAGCACGGACCCTCGGAGGTGATGGCCCACTTTGTGGGCGGCATCATTATAGCATCTCGCTATAAGTACCTGTTACTTGGTACGTAATCCTCCTTCATATTGAATGAGGGTGGGTAGCTATAGCCAGGTTGTTGAGGATTTATGTGCCTCTCGGGCATAGCACATTCCTTGGAGCACTTCTCACATGAAGGCTTACCGCACCGTTTACAACGCTCATGGGTAAACTCACCACACAGCATGCATTCCAGACCTATAAACCTTTGCCTCTTGAATATAATAGTCATTCCCTCACCGATATCTTCAGCCTGTTGGATGGCTTCCTTGCCTCAGGGTAGGAGGTGCACTCCTCTATCAGGGTATTCAGCTTGTCCTGAGGTATCAGCCCTACCACGTTGTTGAAGAACTTGTTGTAGTCTATGACTGCGCCGGGTGCCTTGGGTTCCACCTTGGTCAGTTCTACCTTGTACTTACCTGAGTCCCATGTCAGGGTCTGTCCCTTCTTGTCAGCGTAAGATGACACTCCACCGTCCAGTAGAGCGCTTGTTATCATGTCCTTGTATTCCTCATCCTGCTGATCACACAAATTGGATACGCCCCTTACATTAGCAAGTAAATCTATGTGCTTATGCAGAACAGGATGTACTACCTCCAGATCTCTAACCTTTAACTCTGTCATACTTCCTCCAAATAAACTTCTACACTATCCATTTCGCCCCAGTTCTTACCTACCTTGGCCTCTGCTATCACGGGAACTGATAGGTGTACCACGTGCTCCATCGCAAACTTGGCCCAGCTCACGAATCTAGCTATATCCCAGTCTACCACCTCAAACATGAGCTCATCATGCACCTGAAGCAGCCACATGAACGGCACCTCAGGGTTCCTGTGGATGAGTCCCATTGCCAGCTTGAGTATACCCTGAGCGGAGGACTGGACTGGCATGTTAACTGCCTGCCTCTCCCCTGCCCCACGGTAGCGTTCTATTGGGCACAGCAGTTCAGGTATGTACCTGAGCCTGCCAAACATATCCCTTACGAAGCCATCACTATGGGCCTTGGCCTTGGTGTATTCCTGCCACGCCCTGAGCTCAGGACGCAGGCTGTAGTACCACTTGATAAACTCGGCACACCGGGACTCGGACCAGTCCGTCAGGCCCTCCAGCTGCATCTGGTTCTGCAGGCCGTGAGCGGTCAGGCCATAGATGACACCGAAGCCCATGGTCTTGGTGGGGTAGCGCTGTTGAGACGTGACCTCTTCAATAGGGATCCCGAAGATCTGGCTGGCTGTCTCAGTGTGTATATCCCTACCCTGCTTGAACATGTCTATCATGCTCTGGCACTGGGCAAGGTGAGCCGCCACACGCATCTCGATCTGGCTGTAGTCTATGGCTACCAGAGAGGTATTAGGACTGGATATGAATGCCTTGCGTATGGCCCTGCCCTGCTCACTGCGGCTGGGTATCTGCTGTAGGTTGGGGTTCTTCATACTCCACCGCCCTGTCTCCGTGCGAGTTACGTTGATGGTGGTATGTATACGTCCATCCCCTGAGATCTTACCGGGTAGCGCATCACAGAAGCTGTCCTTTAGATGGGCTAGGTGCCTGTACTCCTCCACTAGTTTTGCGGCTGGGTGCTTGATCTTGGAGAGCTCCTCACCACGTACACTGGGTAATCCAGTGGGGGTGTACTTGGTAGGCCTGTTACGCAGGTCCTCATAGAACACCTTGCGTAGATCGTGATCGCTGTTGGGGTTAAACCTTATACCATTGAGGGCTGAGAATATGTCCTCTGCCTTGGCTTCCATCTGCTCAAGGTAATGACTGCCTAAGTTTCGGAGGTACATCCCATCTACGGTTATGCCATTAGTCTGCATCTCCTGTGCTACGGGCAGGGTAGCCTGATCCATGTGGTATACGAAGCCCAGATCCTGCTCCTTCAGCATGGACCAGAGCTTGAGATACACACGTAGCGTGGCGTCAGCATCACGGGTGCTGTAGTATACCGCCTGATCCCGTGGTATATCAGCTAGGCTGGCATCAGGCATGGGACCCAGCAGGGATTCCACCTCTGCCCTCTCCCGTGCATCTATCTGGTGCCACCGGGCCCATGGGTCCACTGGTCCAGACTTCAGGACCTTACCACCTATTACATCCGCAATGATGCGCTTGATCTTCTTACTGATATGCTGCGGCTTCTTCATCTGCACCTTTAGCATGTTCTCTTTCTTGTCCCATGTCACGTTTTCCAGCTCAGGAGTCTCAAGTCCCTCCGGGGCAAGGCTGGCGGCATCAGCAAGATACCCCATAGCCTTGGTTTTACGGTACCCTGAGATAGTTTCCGTGTAAGATGCCATCTCCATGCCGCAGAGCCTCCAGCTGAGCTCCTTGAGCCCCTGAGGCAGGCCCAGCAGGTAGGCCATGATCATGGTGTCATCGCAGAACTCGGGCAGTTCAATCCACTGGGAATCGAAGAGATAGTTATGCACTACCGCTCCCTTGTCACCGGGTATGTACATGGCCTTGCCTGCATCCACGAACATACCAGTGCCCGGTTCTGAGCTGACCTGATAACTCCACAGCTTACCGTCTACGATCTCTGTATCTATAGCGGTTATGTTGTCGAATACATCCAAGTCTGCCCCATCCCACTCACTATATACGGGTACCAGATCATCAGTTATGTGGGCTACCGTCTCACCCTCTACCAGCCTACCCAGTATGGCGAAGTCAGCGGCTATGGCTCTCATTAGAGCGGAGTCATAGAAGCCAGCGGCTGGGTGGTACACGGGTAGGAAGATGAAGCTATGCCCCTTGTGGGTAATGGACTGGGGTATACCATGTATGTGCTCCACGCTGGAGTTACCTAGGAATCTCTCTATGGCTACCTTACCCATACCCACCACGATCTCTGGCTTATACAGGTTGAGCTCCATGTCCAGCCACCGGGACCCACAGAACTCCGCTTCATCCCTGCTCGGGGTACGGTTACGAAGAGGCCTGCACTTAACCGTGTTGGTTATGATTACATCCTTGCGCTTGATACCTATGGAGTCCAGCAGGCTGTTAAGGTACAGGCCTGCATCCCCTGTAAATGGCTGGCCCTTACTGTCCTCGTTCTTACCCGGGGCCTCACCCACAAACATGATGCGCCCCTGCCCTACGGCAGGGACAACACCCTTGCATCCTTCTCTCAGCTGACATGCCTTACACTCACGTGTCAGGGCATACAGTGTGTCTGTTTCGATCATGTTAAAGCCTCAGTTATACTCTTTGATAAACTCTTCCCTATACCGGGAACCTTCATCCATTCATCCTCACCTGCGTTGATCATGTCCTTGATCGAACCAAAGTGCTCCTCTATAGCCATGCTCCGCTCCCAGCCCACACCGGGTAGCTGGTTGGCCACACTGCGTATCAGGCTGGGGTTGAGGAGCAACGTAGGCTGAGGAGAGTAGAACTTCTTCAGTGAGCTGTGCTCATCGAAGCCCTGTTGGAAGAACTGGTACAGTCCCTTGACCGTCTCGCTCGTAGCACGGGCGTTGGCACTGAACAGTACCTGTACTCCCATCAGGTAGTGGAGCTGGTGGAGGTAGGCTTGGACCCGAGTCCAACTCATGCTGGTCCGGGTCCAGTTGTTACCAGTGCGGTACTCAAAGAGCCCGTCCTGCCCCTGCCTCTGGATGCATTCAACTATCAGGAAGTAGTACTCAAACCCTGCACCTATCGCATCCCTCACCTGCTTGATATGCCTGCCATCGGATATGCAGTTGACCAGATCCATTGCCTTCTTACGCTCACCACATATCCAGTACTCAGACTCATTCGTTTCCTCATCAGGCTTGGACTGGAAGAGCACGTCACCGTAAGGGATAGGCGCTCCCACTGCCATGGTCCCCAAGTAGGTGAGTAAGTCCTTATCGTTAGGTGCTGTTGTTACGTAGATCATGCTATATGTTATGCATGGCCGGGAGTAGCATTGATAGGTTCAACAGGCCTGCCCCCTCTGTAAGGGGCATACCCATCCAGTCCTTGTTGAAGCGGCAGCTGGTTATCTCCGCTCCAAATACTGGACCTCCCTCTCCCTTGATTCGATTGGTCCTGATAGTAGTCTGGACCTTGTAGTTAGTCTTCTTCCATCCCTTCCCCTCTACTTCCCCCGTGTTGAAATCGGTATCCAGCTGGTGAAGGATTACTACGTTGAGCCTAGACTGGTTGGCGCATCGGAAGATCTCATCCATCTCAGCGTTAGCCTTCTGGTAATGGTGCGGTTGCACCTGAGATACACGCCCGAACTGGGCCAGCCTGCATATATCGTAGAGTTCTGTACCCGTGTCGATCACTAGGGTACCGGACTCCATCTGTAAAGCCAGGTTGATCTGGTTCTGGAGTTCCTTCCACATTTCAGAGAAACGGGCCATCAGTTCATCAGGGCTACCCATCTTACTCTGCTTGGGTAGCTCATACCTGAATACCTCCTTGTCTCTCTGGAATTTCTCGATCACTCCCGTGGTGCCTTCATCTATGTCTAGGTAGTAGATCGGGGCCGGGCTGGTCAAGGCTAGGTGTGTCTTGCCTGTCTTGTCCCATCCCTCTATTGATACGGTACTGCGGTTGGGTATTACCTTTACTTTACTGTCCCACCCTGCCGCTTCCAACTGCTGTATTGTTACCATGCTTTCTCCTCATATTCAGCAGTGCATTCCAGTTGGCCACCAGTTCTGAGGGCTCGAAATGCACTACATGTAGTTTTAACTGTACGTCTGGCCCACCTCTTGGGAAGTAGAGAACTGGCATCCATACTGTCTGACACGCAGTCATGAAGCAGTAAGCCATGGTCTGGCACATGTAGCGCCAGTGGGTATCCCCCTTCCCGGGCCTGTCAACGAAGGTAGGGTCACCGGGAGCGGCGTAGCGAGACTTGATCTCAACTACCGCCTCTATCCCGGTGGGGCCAGTCACTGTGCCATCAAGACTCCCAATCACACCATCAACTACCTTCACTACCTGAAAGTCACAGTGCCAGCCCTTCAGGCTAGCCACCTCACTGATCATAGGGCGCAACACAGCCTCACTGATTCTACCCATCGCCATTAATCTTTCCCCTAACGGTTCCGGGTCATCACCGTACTGGTGACGGCCCAGAAGCCCAGCTAGCCTGTTGATTAGATCGGACACGTGATCACCCTCTCCCCTCTCAGCTGGAGGATCAAGGAGATCGGCGGTCCTACCTAGATCTAGATCCGTACTGCTAAGTAGTCGGGGCAACGAACTGCTCCCCTTCCAAGGTGATGCCAGTTGAAGAGGACAGCTGGCTGGTAAACTCCTCAGTCATAATGAGGTTGAGTAGCTGTGCCTTATCAGGCTGGGTTATGTCAGGTATACCAAATACCCTTGTCTGTAAGTCCTGCCTAGTCGAGGAGCCGTTGGCTACTAGCTCCTGTACTATGGCTATTCCTCTGCCAATTAGAATCTCTGTATCGGCGGCAGCTACGGCACTCTCTGCTGGGCTACTACCCTGCCCGGGCATTTCGTACAGCATGTTGGCCACCACTAGGTTGGGCTTTGCCTCAGTTGTATCCCACTCTGCCACTATGCCAACCAGCTTGGATACATCGTCACCGAAGTAGTCCTTGGGTACGCCTGACTTAACGAGGGACTCAAGTAAGGCATAGAACCCAGAGGTCTTGGACAACCGGGCGTTGGTGCCATTACCCATCACCTTCTTACCACCCTCAGCCACGGTCCACCGTGCTACATCACCTACGCTGTACCACCGGGGTTCATGAACGAACCCGGTCTCCGGATTGGTAAATATAATAGTGGCTACCATGCTCTCTGAGCTACCACCGAAGTTACTCCTGACCTCTGTACCATCGGCACGGGTCCACTTGTGTGCCTCAAAGGTAGCGCTAGTTATTTCCAAGCGCCCTCGGGGAAACTCACCGCCACTACTGGCTTCATCAATGTCTAATCTTAGTACCATAAATGCTCCTTATATCTGTATTGGTATACGGTCCAGAGAGTTAGTCCTATGTACTCTTTCCTTGAACCAGTTGGGTGCTAGGTTCTTGTTCTGTGGCCACCACCGCATCCACGTGTCATCAACAATTAGGACCTGACATCTATCGTCTGCGTTACGGGTGCCTCTACCACACTCCTGAACCAAGGTCTGCATGGCTATCATGCTGGGGTAGCTTTTATCCTCCGCTTGTCTGGCTTTTATCACGGACCCACGGGTGT